AAACGACACGCATAACAGTATGTAAATACGACGATTACCAAGATTCACGAAACGCAGATGAAACGGAAATGAAACGCAAACGAAACGCAGATGAAACGCAGATGACACCAAACAATAATGTTAATAATATTAATAATGATAATAACGTAGAAGTAGAAGACGGAAATCTATACAACGTCGAAAAGCTTTTTAATTATTATCTTAAAAACGAAAGGCTTTGCAATGCTGTTATATCTAATAGCAAAAACAATTTAAAAGACAAAGCGCATTTAGAAAAACGGTTAAAGGAATTTACAGACAATTTAATCCAGCAAAGTAGAAACTCTGAAACATGGTTAGAATTTACTAAATACTTTTTGAATTGGAATAAAAAAACTATAACTTTTGAAGATGAAACTATAAACGACGAAAAATGTGAATATAAAGAGAATGACTTTATTACCAACTGGCACGCTCTAAGAAGCAATTATAAAATGGCTAAAATAAAATTAGAAAAATTAGAGCCTAAAGACAAAGACCTTTTTAATAAATCTCTTTTTAAATACTCAAAAGAAGATATAAACAATGCTTTAAAGGGCTTGTTTAAGCAAGAAAATAAAACGTTTACTTCTAATTACATAGAACCTACTCACTTTTTAAACAACGTTAGCAAATACTTAAACGCTGAAATAAGCAAAGATTATAGTTTATATGGGAAAAGTCAAACCAACAATAAAACAGGCGCTCTATAATGGAAAAACTAAAAATAGAAGATTTTAATAACGAAAACACAGATGAACAGTTCGACTATGAGAAAATGTACAATGATTGTTTTGTAGATTTAGATGTAGTTATAGAGCGTCCACCTTGTGCAATTAGTATTGGTACGTATGAACAAAACGGTAAAACTTACGACATAGACGCACACACATACGGGGAAATGAGCGCAACCGTTGCACCAAGTAAAACCAAAAAATCGTTTTATAAATCTGCATTAATAGCATCTTTTATTGGAGGTACTGCAAACCAATACTTTCCAAATATGAAAAGCCACAGAACCGAAGATTTTTATATTATCGACATAGATACAGAACAAGGAGCTTTTTACGCTCAAAAGGTTTTTAGACGTGTGCAGTTAATGACTGGTATAAAATACGCTAATTACTTACCTTTTGCAATGAGAAGTAAAACACCCGACGAAAGGGTTATGTTTGTAGATGCTTTACTAAACGACCCAAGATACAAAGGGAAAGTAAGATTTGTATCTATTGATGGTATTGCCGACCTAATAGAAAACACTAACGATATTGTTATGAGTGCAAAGGTTGCACAAAAAACTATGAAATGGACAGATGAAAATAATCTACACTTGCAATTGATTATACATAAGCTAATCGGAGTAAACAAACCCACAGGTCACTTAGGGAGTTATATCTTAAAGAAAGCGGAAACGGTTGTATTTTTAGAAAAAGAGGACGAAGAAAACAAAGACAGCAATATAATTGTAAGTCACAAATATAGTCGAGGACGTTCTTTTAACGACTTTGCGTTTAATGTTAATTCAGGAGGTTTGCCTTATTATGTTAAAGGTTGGAACGCTGACAATGAAATGGATTTATTATGATGAATATAGACAAAGCCTTAGAGCATTTTAAATGGAAGCTTCAAAACAGTTGGAAGCCTACTAAATCAGATTTAGAAGCGTATAACGCAATTATAGACTTTAAACAATTACAAGAGCAGGAGGTTTTAACACGCAATGAAAGCCTTGCTAAGTTATGGATTGAAAAATTAATACTATTAAACCGCTCAAAAATGTACGACGCTAAAAGAAGTATTCAGGTTATAGATGAAATATTAGACAAACCTTTGTATGATTTATGCTTAATTCTTAAAAATGAGATACCTATGATGCGTTTTAATAGCGTTGGTAGTAGTAAGTATCCAATAAAAGAAAAAGACGCTTTAAACACGCTTAAAATGATTGAGCGCAACGAGAAGATAGTAGCAGAATTTGAAACGGAATTAACAGAAGCGTTAAAATATGAGATTAGCGAAGAAAATATTATTAAATTTGTAGAGCAACAAATAAACAGAATTATAAACAAATACGAAAAATGAGCTTAACAATAGTATTTATGATTATTTTTTTAGTATCTTTAAAAGATTGGAATGATAACTGCTTTTAACGTGGTTGTGTATGGTATGTTGCGTTAATAAATAAATAACTTTAATAAATAAAAACTAAACTTTTTTAATATTCCTTTTGTATTTACAATTTATTTACTATCTTTGACGTATGTTAAACTTAAAAACATATAAAATGAAAACTGCAAGACTTAAAGATTTAAAAAGAAACCAACTTGAAAAACTATTAAAAGTAAATCATCCACACGTAGGATTTAACAAAAAAACTACTGTTAAAAATTTACGATTAAAATTTAATATGTTAGGTGATGAATTTGCTTCTATTACTTTTAATAATGATTTTGAAATTGTAAGATAATGGCAAAGACTAAAAAAGTAACGGTATCAATGGCCGAAGAAACTAAACAGAAAGCACTTGATTTATCTGTTTTGGTATTAGGAACTGAAAACATTAGCGGTTACATAAGCTACTTAATAAATAAGGCTTATAAAGAAGCACAGAAGTAGTATTAATGGTAACGGTTGGGTGTATATGTAGTGTGATATTTGAAACACGAACCTTGGCTTAACCACAAATGTTTCTTAGAAAGATGAACACCGATATACCACTAAAACTCACATTACATATACACCTTGTTATGTGTAGGTGTGATTATTAAAGGATGAACTTCAATCGAAGCACTGAAAGAAAATTTTAGAAAAAAAGAAGGGGGGAATATTTTTTTATTTAAGAAATTATTACCTGTGTAAAACAAAACAGGGAAACCGAAAACTGATTTAGAGTAGGTAAATTCAAAAACGTAAGTAAAATGAAAAATTTAAAAGTAATGATGATGACACTAATGATGTGTTTAATGACAATGGTATCTTTTGGGCAAACATCAAAGGATAGTGTTTATGTAGTAAAAGAAACAGACGCAATGAGTGGTAAAACTTATGTGTATGGAAATCGAGCATTTATTGTTGCTAATGATGCTGGTAAAATTGGATTTAAAATATCAACACACATAAGTAATCTATCATTATCAATGATTACTGCGACAATGGTAGGTATTGGTGGATGTAATGAAAATGATGAAATTATAATCCTTTTTGAAAATGGTGAAAAAATTACTAAAACATCTTGGAAAAAATTTAATTGTGATGGTGAAACATACTTTAATTTGAATGAAAAAGATATTCAATTATTAAGAACACAACCGTTATCTAAAATACGAATGACAAATGGAAGAACGTATGATAGTTATACTGGTGATGTAAAACAAAAAGATAAAAGATATTTCATTCAATTACTTTACGCTTTAGATAATAATTTAATCACAGAGAAAAAATAAAAAAAATATGTGCGGTGGGTTCTTTTTCCTAAAATTTTCTAACACAAAAGTTAATTCGGAGAACTGAACCCACACTTACACATAATAAAAGTGTATGGCGTAGTTTTAATGCGCTACACATAAAGTTTAATAATAAAATAACAATTGAAAACAAAACAAACACCTAACGAAATTAGACAATATCTAAAGTCTATTGGAATTATAGTAATAGCTCCATATAACAAAGCTGTTGTGTTTTTAAACGATAAGCTATACTATGAGGGTCAAACTTATTTTAAAGACTATCAAGACGCTATATTCAACGCAGAGAAGATATTGTATGATAAGTTTAAAAATAAATTAGATAATGTTTAATTATTTTTGTATATTGGCGAAAATCAGTTAACTAATTTAAACTGAATGGAAGACGGGAGAAAAAATAATAAAGGAACAAAAGGAAATAAAGGAGGGCGACCACCTAAAGCTGACGAACTAAAGTTTTTAGAGAAGTTAGACAATATTATAGATAGTGACGAGGCTATAAAGAAACTTAAACAACTTATATTAGACGATAATTTTAACGCTCTTAAATTATATTTAGAATATAGATTCGGTAAGCCTAAAGAAACTGTTGAGAATATTAACTACAATATCGAAGACGAGGAGCTAACAAAAGATTTAATTGCTAAGAAGTTAAAAGAGATTAACAAGGAATATTAATGTTATCAAACAAAGAGCAAGTATTAAGGGCGTGGTGTGAAAGCGACTTACTTAATATGACTAGATACTTATATAAAGAAAACCATAGGCGTAATTTTAAAGTTGCGCCTCATTTGGTTAAAATAAGTCAGGCTCTTATGCGTGTTATTAATGGAGAAACTACTCGCTTAATAATTAACGTGCCACCTCGTTATGGTAAGACTGAATTAGCAGTAAAGAACTTTATAGGCTATGGACTTGCTATAAACCCTTATAGTAAATTTATACACTTATCATATTCTGATAGTCTAGCCTTAGACAATTCAAGTCAATCAAAAGAGTATATCCAGTCAGAAGCTTATCAGAAGTTTTGGCAAATGACTTTAAAAAAGGATGCTCAATCAAAAGGTAAATGGTTTAATGAGTTTGGAGGTGGTGTTTATGCTACTGCATCAGGTGGTGCTATTACAGGATTTGGTGCTGGTATTGCTGATAGTGAAATATTTGGCGGTGCTATTATAATAGATGACCCACATAAACCTGATGACGCATTTAGCGAGGTTAAACGTAAAGCAGTAATAGAAAGGTATAATAATACGATTAGGTCCCGTGTAAATGATAGGAAAACACCTATAGTGGTTATTATGCAAAGACTACATGAGGAGGATTTAAGTGGATTTTTGTTAAATGGTGGTTCAGGCGAAAAATGGGAACACTTATGTCTTCCTGCATTAGATGAAGATAACAACCCTTTATGGGAGGATAAGCATAACTTTGCAGAATTAGAGCAAATAAGACAAGCTAATAGTTATACGTTTGCAGGTCAGTATATGCAAACACCTGCGCCTGATGAGGGTGGAGAATGGAAAAAGGACTGGTTTAATATTGTACCACGTCAAGCGATACCTAAGGGTATTAATTGGAAGATGTACATTGATGGAGCTTATACAAAGAATACCGCTAACGACCCAACAGGAATACAAATAACTGGTAAATATGGTAATGACGTTTATATACTTAGTTCGATTGATAAGTATTTGGAAATGCCTGAACTTATGCGTTTTATTCCTGAACATATTAAAGCGTCAGGTGTCCATGTTTCAATTATAAGAATAGAGCCAAAAGCAAGTGGTAAGAGTTTAGCGCAATTGCTTAAAAGTCAAACAGGATTAAACGTATCAGAGATTAAAAACGATTTAGTAATGATGTCTAAGATTGAGCGTTCTAGGACTGTATCTCCTTACTTAGAGGGTGGTCGTGTATTCTTAGTTCAAGGAGTATGGAATGAAGCATTTTTAAATCAGGTTGGAACGTTCCCAAACGCTAAACACGACGAACATATTGACTTAACATCTTACTCTGTTTATGATGAGTTAATGACTAAATCTAAATCTTTAAACATTAGATTATGAAACAAATATCATTGAAAGAGTTTTTAAACTCTCCAATATCTATACAGATACAATATACGTCTTTTTTAAGCCATGTAAAGCCTAAAGAATTAATTAAGGTAAATATACAAGGGTTAAGCTATAACGACGTTAAAATGTTGTTTAAAGAGATTACAAAGCCTAATCCAAACTTAGAGTTTATATTTACAAAGTCTTTAGATATAACAAAAGTGCAATATTTGTCTATGCCTATACAAAATTTTTTTATATTAAAGAAATATATTGAAGAATTTTTCGTAAATTTGAAAAATAATGAAGTAAGATTATTGCAGAGTATAGATTCAGATTATGGACTCTGGGAAACCGCAGGAGGTAATGAGTTAAATGAGTTTGCGGATGTATTGCCTTTAAGTCAGTTAGCAAAGATATACGGAGGTTATCCTTTTGAGCTAGGAAACAAAGCGTATCAAGAGGTAATATATTTATTGCGAATGAATAATAAACAAGGTCAAGTAGAAATGGAATATAATAAATTAAAATCTAAACAGAAGTAATGAACGAAGCAGAAAAAATATTGACAGAGTTTATTGACAGCATAAATGTAGTGGCATTGTCAGAACAAGGTAAGACTTTAGACGACGTTAGCATAAAGGTTGAAGATGCTATTTACTTAGATATAAAAAGCAAGTTAAACGACAAAGGAGAATATAAAGGAATTAAAATATACTGTTAATGGATATTGTAAGAACGTTTGAGGGTATTTGTGATAAGTTAGGATATAAGTTTCACTATGGTAATAAGTCGCACTTAAACCTTATTGACCAAGGTGGAGATTTAGAGCCTGATTTAACACATTTCTTAATGTTTCCACCAACACGAAGTAAGCAGAATAATAGCACAAGCAGTAGAGATTATAGAGGTAATTTTTTCTTTGTAAGACCTGATAAATTTGCACAAGATTATTATAATAATACAGATAGTAATCAAACTAATAATAAATACGAAACTAAAATAGAGCCTTTAATTAATCAATTAAACACTTTAGAAACGCAGTTGGAATATTGTGAGGATATGGATGTATTAACGTTTGATAGTATCGATGCAGTTGACGTGTTAGATGCTAATTTGAGCGGGTTGTGGGTTACTTATAGTGTAAAGGTTTATGAGTAAAGAAATACTTTCAGTCGAGTTTGAGAGCCTTAAAGAAGATTTAATAAAGGCTTATGATGCTAAGGGAATGCGTGCAAGTGGTAAGTTTGCGGATGGCTTAGAAGTTGTTGTAAGTGATTTAAACGTTAAGCTGTTAGGTTATGATTACTCACAGCAATTAGAGACTGGTAGGCAAAGCGGTAAGTTTCCACCTATCAATATGATTGAGCAATGGATAGAGGACAAAGGTATTGCAAACAGATTAAATGGAGAGATAACTAAAAACCAATTAGCGTTTTTAATTGCTCGTAAAATAGCGAGAGAGGGTTGGAAGCGTGAGGGTTACGGAGGTGTTGATTTGATTAGTGATGTGGTTACAGACGAAAGAATACAAAGGATAATAAACGAAGTAGGAGAGGCGCAAATGATAACCTATACAACAGAGATAGTAACGTTAATAAAAGAAATGGTATAAATGGCAATAGTATTTAACAAACAACTACAAGCGAATAGACTCAATCTTACATTTAATAATAATGTGGTTGAGTTTTATAGTGATAGTGGTATAGCACCAACAAAGGCACAACTGATAGTATCAGGTAATTTAGTAACTATATACCCAAACCCTAACGGAATATTCAGATACAACTATAAAGAGTTAATGTCTACGATTTTAAATGTAGATAATTACGCAGATAACCTAGATGTTAATTTAGCTTTATCATACGTTTATAATTGGGATAAAATATACTTAGAGAGTATTATTACAACTAAGATATTTTTATCAAATGATACAATAGAAACTAACAACTGGACTACTGATTGGCTGAGTGGTTATGTTAATCTTAAAGAATGGAAAACAACATACCCGCCGAACAGCCTACTAACTAACGTTATTGGTATGATACAAAAGCCAAACGGTAACGCCTATTATAACCAATTTGTTAAGTATTGGTATGGTTATCCTTTTGATATGACGCTATTTAATAATGGTTTAGATATAACTCTAACCAATAACAATAACTTACTTAACAGTACATTTGTAGCAACAGGAAACAAGGTAACACGCTTAGTCTTTTCAGACGGACAAACAGATAACACGATAGAAGACCTGCTACCATTTAGCGACGGTATTAATGACATTG